GTTTATATTTTTAGACCAACACACACCAAATTGGTTTCATAACATGTTGTATATAGTGATAGGCAGCAGTTTTGGATATAGGTTCGGTAAGCAAGGACTACAAATTATGAATAAAAGGAGTTCAAAATGAACATAAATTTATTACGTGAAGAATTAGCCAGAGACGAAGGCATAAAGTATGAAACATACCTAGACCACTTAGGCTTAAAAACATGTGGGGTGGGACACCTTTGCCGTGAAGACGAGCCAGAGTTTGACAAACCACTAGGTGCATCAGTCTCTGAAGAAAGAGTTAATGAACTGTTTGAACAAGACATCAAGATAACCATTGACGACTGTAAAAAAGTCTATGAGGATTGGGACACCATGCCAGAGCAAGCGAAAAGAGTATGCGCAAATATGATGTTTAATCTCGGATTTCCTCGTTACAGCAAATTCAAAAAGAAAATACAAGCTGTGAAAGACGAAGATTGGTTTGAAGCCAGCGTCCAGATGGAGCAGTCGAAATGGTTTCATCAAGTTCCGAACAGAGCGAAGCGTTTAATTCAACGTATGAAGTCTATCTAATACTTACGTCTGTGAACAACGGAGCGTCATTCATCACACGATTGTTGGCTAACTCTATATAATCTTTATTAAGCTCAATAATCTTGGCGTTCCTACCAAGTCTGTCTGCCACAAGTCCAGTAGTCCCAGACCCTCCGAAAGGGTCTAGGACTGTTCCCTCCTCTGGACACCCTGCTTTTACGCATGGTTCTATTAGTTCTGTTGGGAATACAGCAAAGTGTGCTTCTTTATATGGCTTAGTAGTTACTGTCCATACAGACCTTTTGTTCTTACCAAGTGGGTGATTTAATGGACTTCCGTCTTCTTTAAACGTGCCACTATGACCTACTAATCCAGTTCCTCCACCACCATACTTAACTTTTTCTCTATACTTTTGTGCGTTTCTTGCCATACCAGAAGGTCTTGGTTTTGTTTCTTCCCATGTATGTGGCTCACGTATAGCATCAATGTCGTAGTAATAATTCTTATTCTTGCTAAACAAAAATATATATTCGTGTGACTTTGTACATCTATCTTTCACACTCTCTGGCATAGGGTTTGGCTTGTGCCATATGATGTCTTGTCTTAGATACCAACCATCGTCTTGCAGTGCAAACGCAACTCTCCAAGGTATACCAATCAAGTCTTTCTGTTTTAGTCCGTCTATCTTGTTGGCTCTATGTGGACTTGACTCTGGAAAATCCTGCCTCGTGTTGGCAACTGTCTGCTTTACCTGCTTTCCGTCTGCTCTATAATTGTAGTAGGAGTCTCCAAGATTTAACCAGAGAGTTCCATCGTCTCTTAACACTCTGTGAACTTCACGAAAGACTTGCACTAAATTATTCACAAATTGTGATGGTGTTTCTTCTAATCCTAACTGCGAGTCTTTTCTTACTGCACCACACTTAGGACATGTGCTTCTGTATATTGCGTCACCAACAACATTACCTTGTTCATGCATGGCTTTATGTCCAGTGACAGTATCCTTAGATATTTTTGTAGTTCTCATGTGAGGACAGTTAGGGTCGCCACCTTCCCATGTACCAGTTTGGTAATCCCTCAACCCCCAGTATGGGGGTGAGGTAACACAACAGTTCACAGATTTGCTAGGTAAAGTTTTTAAAACCTCTCTACAATCACCAATGTGAATATCAATCATAGTAAGGTTCTTTGTATTCAGACAAAGGGTGTTTAGTTTTCATTGTATAAAGTACACGTCTTGCTTGGTTCATGCTTAGTGTAAATCTGTTAGCCGTGTCTTGTATTGTGTGGTTTTTGTCGTTAGGTTTCTTCTTTCTGCTCTGCATTTCTCTATGCCATAGTTTTACTTGAGCAATAAAGTCATCTGTGTATCTCGGATTAGTCATCTGTTATCTCTCCATATAAAGCACCATACCCAATTATATCTATAACACTGTCTAAATGCTTGGGTGTTTCAATTAGACGTGCCAACTTTACAGCAATCATGCACTTGTAAACATCTTGTGGAGTTATATCTTTCTCCAATAGAACAGACCAAAGCTTTGCTATTCTTTTGTGGTTTGCCAATGCATCTCCATATATCTTGGCTCTGTCTTTGGCTATAAGTTTTCCTGCTTTGTCTAATATCTTATCTCGTTTCATGTTTCTTTCTCTATAGGTTTGTATACTTGGTAAGAGGAGCAGACCTTTGTCGCTTCCAAGTTTGTCTTTTTGCAAGTCCAAGTACCTTGATGATTAGCTTCTGCAAACTGGCAAGTGTTACAAGCTACTGGAACTGGTGCATTGTGCCAACAAACAGATTTTTTAAAACAACCTCTGCATCTCCAATCTGTTTCGTCTGTCGCAAGTTTCTTTGCTTTGTTTTCAATAACGTCTTCTATTCTTTTCTTTATAAATGCTATCTCGAAGTCGTCCCATTTAACTATCTCAGCATGGTATTCGCTAGTGTTCTTACTGATAGCAATAAAAAAACTTTCTTTAAAACCAGATAATGCCATCATCATTTGTAACTGTGAGAAATATTTAGGGTGAGATATACGAACTCCGTCTTTCATAAACTTTTTAAAGTTTGCATCGTTCATTGATTTTATTTCTAATACCCTTAGAACACCATCATCTGTCTCTATGTGTCCGTCCATGTGGCAAACTACATGACCACCTAACTGTTCGTAAGTATACTGTCTGCCAGTAAGTCCGTCTTTTTCCCATACCCTTACATCAGCTTTATCTTTTATATCCTTAACAACTATGTCTTCTAGTATGTGACCAAGTTTAAATATTCTTTTTAACTTTGGTTCTGCCACATCATTGGGAAAACCTCTCAAAGAGAATGCTTGGTAAGCATCGCATTGAGTTCCTATACCAGATGCACCTATATAATCTCTTGCTTTTTCTTTAGGTTCTTGTCTGTACCCATCGTCAATGGCTTTAATTAAATCGTCTGCGCTTTTAATCATAAATAATCCTATGGTGAGGGAGGCTGGCACCCCTGCAAACCTCCCTCGTAAAGAGTGCTTGTAGAAATTTTATTACATTTTGTTTAACAATAATTAAAGGAAGCCTTTCTTTAAGTTAAATGTTAAAGTTGACAAGCACTCCTATTCCATTACTAGAATGGAATTTCGTCATCAAGGTCTTTGGCTTCACCATATGGCTTATAAACCTTGACCTCTGTCTGTGTTCTTTCTTTACCATCGTCACCAGTAAAAGGCTTGCCGTCTCCGACAACAACTGCTAACTCAAGATTTTTAAGAGACGCAACATCACCAGGCTTGTCTGGGTTAGGGTGCTGAGCCGCAATGAGCAAAGACTTTAGTTGTCTTTTACCTATATCAACTGCTTGTGGATTTTTATTTACAAGGTTGAAGTTTGCGTTGATGTCTCCAACTTCTTCAACTCCTTTAAAATTTACTTGCAAATATTTTCCACCAGTTGCACTGTCTTTCATTACGGCATCTGTTATCTTAACGTGATGCTCTCCTTTTGGTAGCCTAACATAGCCACTGCTTGACTCAACCTTAGTTAAATCAAGACTACTAAAACCATTCCAATCAGTCATTTTTACCTCCTTCACTCATTCTTGCTAATAGTTCAGTTACATCGTTTACTTCTTCAAAGGCACTCAACGTGTTAAGTGGGTCACGAACTTTACCATGCCAACCACTCACCTCGTCTGTTACTATATACCTTTTGACTTTTGGTACACCTTTATCATTTGTTTCTGTCTTCCTTACACCACACATAACGTGGTCAAACAAGGCAGGAACATGTTTGCTAACGGCAGTACCTTTTACTAGGGGCCAATATTGTGTTACATCGTTTGCGTCTTTCTCTTCTTTGGCAAGACACGTAATGTAAACATGTATAGGTAAATCCCTAATCCATTTAAGAGAACCAAGCATTAGTCTGCTATAGTCTCCCCATAATGCGAACCCATTGCTAGAGTTCTCATGTTGCTTTTCGAGATGTTCAATTAGTCTTTCAGATAATTCTGTCAAGCTATCAATGGCTATCCATTTGTATCCTGCTTCCTTGAACTCTTTTGATTGCAACATTTTTACTATACCAGTAAACGAATAGTCTCCGTTTTCTGGGTCATGGTTTCCGTCCCAAGAAGTGAACGGAAG